AGACAGAGGAAGAAGATGGTTGGTGGCTGATTCAATCGAAGGTTGGGCTGACGCAGTTAAGGTATTAGTAAAATCTTACTTCTACGGTGGTTCTCACATTCAATTCGACTTCAGTGATATCAGACCAAAAGGTGCAAGACTTGTAACATCAGGAGGTAAAGCTCCTGGTCCTCAACCACTCAAAGAGTGTTTGATTAAACTCGAAGGTATCCTTGATTCAAAAAATAACGGTGACAGACTAAGACCAATTGAAGTTCATGATATGGTATGTCATATTGCTGACGCGGTACTGGCTGGTGGTATCAGAAGAGCGGCACTTATTTCATTATTCTCTGCGACAGACGAAGAAATGATTGGTTGTAAGAGTGGTTCTTGGTGGGAACAAAATCCACAAAGAGGTAGAGCTAACAACTCCGCAGTTCTTATGAGACACAAAATTACCAAGGATTACTTCATGGATTTGTGGAAAAGAATTGAAGCAAGTGGGGCAGGAGAACCTGGTATCTACTTGAGTAACGATAAAGATTGGGGAACTAACCCTTGTTGTGAAATTGCTCTAAGACCATTCCAATTCTGTAATCTCACAGAGGTAAACGTTTCAAACGTGGTGTCTCAAGAAGATTATGAGGATAGAGTTAAGGCGGCTTCATTCATCGGAACACTTCAAGCAGGATACACTGATTTTCACTATCTCAGACCAATTTGGCAAAGAACAACTGAAAAAGACGCTCTCGTTGGTATCTCAATGACAGGTATTGGTTCAGGAGCTGTTTTAGGTCTTAATATGAAAGCAGCAGCTAAGGTTGTAAAAGAAGAAAACAAAAGAGTGGCGGATTTAATTGGTATCAATCCTGCGGCTAGAACAACAACAGTAAAACCTGCAGGAACAACTTCATTAACCCTAGGAACCTCATCAGGTATCCATGCTTGGCACAACGAATACTACATCAGAAGAGTTAGAGTTGGAAAGAATGAATCAATTTATTCTTATTTGAAATCAAATCACGGTGAGTTAGTTGAAGACGAATACTTCAGACCTCACGATACAGCGGTAATTGGTATTCCACAAAAAGCACCCGATGGGTCTATCCTTAGAAACGAATCACCAATTCAATTACTTGAAAGAGTAAAAAGAGTTCAACAAGAATGGATTAAACCAGGACACAGAAGTGGTTCAAATGCACACAACGTATCAGCAACAGTTTCAATTCGTGAACACGAATGGCCGGCTGTAGGTGAGTGGATGTGGGAGAACAAGGAGTTTTACAACGGATTGTCTGTACTTCCATACGATGGAGGAACTTATATACAAGCTCCTTTTGAAGATTGTTCAAAAGAAAAATACGAAGAACTTATGGGAACACTAAAAGACGTGGACCTTTCCAAAATTGTTGAGGTAGATGACAATACTGACCTCAGTGGAGAAGTCGCTTGTGCTGGAGGTGCTTGTGAAGTAACTTTGGTATAATGAAAACAAAAAATAAAAACAACGGGGAGAAGTCAAAAAAACTTCTCCCTTTGTATTATACAGAAGGGGATAGAGTAATATTTACCGAGGAATTTCACATTCAAAGAGGGAACTGTTGTGGTAATGGATGCAGACATTGTCCTTTCGAACCTAAACACCAAAAAGGGAATATCACTTTATCAGAAAAATTTAGGTAGTATATTTATCTGATATGGCAGATGGTATTACTTACGGTTTGAAATTTCCTTTCAACGACTCTTCAAGGGGAGACTTTTTGGAGTTGACTGAATTTCAGTCTGAACAAATAAGGTCTGATTTGATTCATTTACTTTTAACTAGAAAGGGCTCAAGATATTACTTACCGGAGTTTGGAACAAGATTGTATGAATTTATATTTGAGCCAAATGATGGATTGACATTCCAAGCTATAGAATCCGACATCAGAGACTCAATAGGTCAATTTATGCCAAATTTACTTGTGAATCAAATTACAATTGAACCCGCAGACCAGTCGGTCGAAGTTAACAGTATAAATGAGCAGTCTTTAGGCGAGGATTCGAGACTGTATGATTTGAATAGAGTTCCAGGTAGAGGTACTGGAGAATACACAGCAAAAATCAAAGTAGATTATTCTGTGAATCAACAGACCTTCGCACAAAGTGATTTTGTGATTATCAATATTTAATGTAAATGGCTAATAGAAATATATCATACGCAACAAGAGATTACGCAGCGATACGAGTTGAACTTCAGAATTATGTCAGAACCTATTATCCTGAATTAATCCAAGACTTTAACGATGCATCTGTTTTTTCTGTGTTTTTGGATTTGAATGCCGCGGTTGCGGACAATTTGAATTTCCACATTGACAGAAGTTTACAAGAAACAGTATTACAATATGCTCAACAGAAATCTTCAATTTACAATATTGCCAGAACTTATGGTTTGAAGATACCAGGAATGAGACCTTCGGTTTCCTTGGTTGATTTTTCTATCACAGTGCCAGCTTTCGGAGACAAAGAAGATGAAAGATATTTGGGAATTTTGTTAAGAGGTTCACAAGTTATAGGTGCGGGACTTGTATTTGAGAACGTAGAAGACATTGATTTCGCTTCACCTTATAACTCTCAAGGGTTCCCTAACAGATTAAAAATTCCTAATTTCAACTCCAACGGAGTATTAGTAAACTACACAATTACCAAGAGAGAGGTTGTAGTCAATGGTATTACAAAAGTATTCAAAAGGGTTATAACACCAAATGATGTGAAACCATTTTTCGAAATGTTTTTACCTGAAAAAAATGTTTTGGGTATCACAAGTGTTTTGTTAAAAGATGGAACTCAGTTCACAAATTTACCCACTACCGCTGAATTCTTAGGTTTGGAAAATAGATGGTATGAGGTTGATGCTTTAGCCGAAGACAGAGTTTTTATTGAAGACCCTACCAAGGTTTCAGATATGCCAGGAATTAAAGTTGGAAGATACATCCAAACACAGAACAGATTTATCTCTGAATATACCTCTGAGGGTTTCAAGAAAATGACTTTTGGTGGTGGAACGAACACCGCACAGGATGCACTTGACCAATTTACAACATTGGGAACAACACTCGATATTCAAAAATATTCTAATAACCTATCGCTCGGTTCAGCACTTAGGGCTAACTCGACCCTTTTTGTTCAATACAGAGTTGGTGGAGGATTGAGTACGAATCTCGGAACAAATGTAATCAATCAGGTTGGTTCTGTTTCATTCTTTGTAAACGGCCCTTCAGATAATATCAATACATCTGTGGTAAACTCCTTGAGATGTAATAACGTAACTGCGGCAATAGGAGGTGCAAATATGCCTTCGATAGACGAAGTCAGAAATTATGTTTCATTCAACTTCGCAGCACAAAAAAGAGCGGTCACTGTTCAAGATTACGAATCAATTATCAGAACAATGCCATCTCAATTCGGTGCTCCAGCTAAAGTTTCAATCACCGAGAATGATAATAAGATAATGATTCAAATTTTATCCTACGATACAAGTGGTAGTTTGACAAACGTGGTTTCAAATACTCTCAAACAGAACATTGCAACCTACTTGTCAAATTACCGAATGATGAATGATTATATTTCCATTTTCAGTGCGGAAGTAATTGATTTGAGTGTTGACTGTTCAATCGTATTGGATTCGGCTCAAAATTCAGGACAAGTTATTACAAATGTAATCGATAAAATTACAACTTATTTTAATCCACAGACGAGAGAACTTGGACAAAATGTTTATTTGTCTGAACTCAGAAGTATCATACAAAACACTAATGGAGTTCTTACAGTCGCAAGTATCGACGTTTTTAATGAAGTGGGTGGACAATATTCTTCAGCTGAAACATCTATGATTTACTCAGACCCTGAGTTGAAACAAATTGGACCTGTTGATGATACAATTTTTGCGCAACCAAATCAAATTTATCAGATAAGATTCCCGAGTAAGGACATCAAGGTTTCAGTGAAAAATTTCCAAAGTATCACATTTTCTTAATGAATTTATTTTAAGGTCCTGAGACCTATACTTGTATAGTGTGTATTTACAAAATTACACAATAACTATTTATCTTAAAAGTATTTGATGGGTGAATCAATCAGGATAAGAACGGAACTCGGTCTAAATAAAAGTATTAATATCGAGCTCAATCAGGAGTTTGAGTTTTTGGAAATTTTATCCTTAAAACTAAATCAACAAGACATATATCTCAGAGCTTGCAGTGATTACGGAGTAATTGTTGGTAGAGTGACCGCAAACAATGGTCTCGGACTTCCAAACGCAAGAGTTTCAATTTTTATACCTATCGAGGTGGTGGATGAATCAAATCCAATTATTTCATCGATTTATCCGTACAAATCACCTGAGGATAAAAATGAAGATGGGTATCGATACAACTTATTACCTTATGAGAAATCATATTCAACTCACGCCGCTACGGGCACCTTACCGACACGTCTTGATGTTCTAACAGGGAATACCGCTTTCGAGATTTACGAAAAGTATTACAAATTCACCGCAAAAACAAATGAAAGTGGAGACTATATGATTATGGGTGTTCCATTAGGTGAACAAACTGTAATCATGGATGTCGACCTATCTGACATTGGTGAGTTTTCCCTTACACCACAGGATTTAGTAAGAATAGGAAGGGCTACTGAGACACAGGTTGCCGGAAACAGATTCAGAACCTCAACTGACTTAAATTCTCTTCCTCAAATTGTTAACCTTTCGAAGTCAGTAGAAATAAGTCCTCTTTGGGGTGAACCTTCTATTTGTCAGATTGCGATTAACCGAGTAGATTTCGATTTAAGAGATGATGCAAACATTGATATCCAACCTACCTCGGTTTTTATGGGTTCCATGTTTTCAACACCTGATGAATTTAGGATTAGGCCTGATATAAAAATAGGTAATATAACAATTCCGGGGAGCAAACCAAAAGATAACTTTGGTAATCTTTGTTCATTAACAACGGGTCCCGGACAAATTTTAACAATTCGTCAAACAATAAATTTGGATGTAAGTGGAAACCCTATTTTGGAGGAGTACAAGCTAGAACAAAATGGAAATTTGATTGATGAAAACGGAGTTTGGTTGATTGAATTACCAATGAACCTCGATTATTATGTTACGAATGAATTTGGGGAGAGAATAATATCATACGACCCTACAATTGGTATTCCCACAAAAGGTAAATATAGATTCAAAATTAAATGGCAACAATCTAAAAATTTATCCGAACAAGTTCGTAGACCATACTTTTTGGTCCCAAATGTTCGTGAGTTCGGATGGAGTGCAAGTGCTTTGAACTCAGACCCAAACTTGGTAACATCAACTTCACAAACAAATAAAAACAAACTCAAAAGTTCTTACTACTTCGGATTGGATTGGTCTGGATACACTCTCGGTTTCAATTCTGTTGAAAGTTCAACTAAGCTGGATGAAATGATAAATTGTGAGGACACATTTTATCAATTTGATTTCAACAGGGTTTATACAGTAGCGTCACTAATTGACCAATATAAAAACGGAGGTAGAGGTAGATTTATAGGTATAAAAGAAATTGATTCAAATAGTTGTGATGATACTGTGAATAAATTTCCTGTCAACGAAGGGTTTAGAAATTTCGATTTTTTATTTTTTATAGTTTCTTTAATTCTTCAGATTTTTCAAATTATTTCTGCACCACTGATTGTTTTGATACACTTTGTCGCATGGATTACAAACACACTTTTAGGTATCAAAGATATTCTGAACTTAATGTTTACGTTTCTTTTTGCTAATGAAATTTTCCAAGCAGTTCAAAATTTGAGAAGAGCTGCAGGGGTGGCATTATCGAGAAGTGCTGTAAGTGCAAGTGCTAATGCTATTAGGGGAATCCAATTATCAATGCAGGCTCAGGCTACTATTTACAGTTTCGTACCTGGCATAGGGGTTTTTTTACAACAATTAGCAAATGCAATTGCACAATTAGCACAAAATACGCATACTGCGTTGTCAGCACTAATCAGGGAGTTGAGAAGAGCACAAAACGACTATAGAAGAAGAGCAACTCAAAATTTTATAGCCGCGGCAAAGTTTTTGCTTTACAATGGACTCCTAAACGCGTTGTTCAGAATATTAGGTAATAATAAAATTAAAGTCTTTACGTTGCCAGTAATACTTTATCCTGATTGTGAGGCGTGTGAGTGTGCATCAAAAAACGTCGGTAATCTAAAATATTTGAGCGGAACTTTAGGTGGGTTTCTTTCTAGATTTTCTGACCCTTTCGAGTATTTCGAAAATTTAAGTCAACAACAATATGTACCTTCAGAATTCGAGGTAGAAGATAGGGAATTTTTTGCAATGTCATCGTCCCAAGCGGTTGGAGGGACTTTAGAAGACCCCAACAATATTGAGTTTTACAAAACAATGGAATCCCCTGAGGCTACAATGATGTTCAATGGATGCCCTGACGAATTTTTTGTATATTCCAATTATCTACCATTTGGAGAGAGAGTTAATATTTTTAATACAAGAAAAAAATACTTTGATGGTGTAAATAAAATAAAAGTTTCTTTTGATTCGCCTATAAATACAAATTTCCATTTTGATAATACACTTACAATTTTTACTCAATCTGAAATACCTTCAGGAACCTTACTTTCTTTCGTAAATCCGACGAGTTCTACCGATGTGAATTACCTATATACCGGTAACACAGGTGAAAGTCCAGGTATATCAGGTACGACTTTGAACGGAGGTCCCTCTACTTATACAGTTAATTATTGTGACCCTAGCGACCCTTATCAAAATCGTTCCGTACAATATCAACTGAGCCAAGGAACTGAGTATTCAGGGTATACTTTTCCTGCAGATATTGAATATTATCAAGTTATTACCGCAATTACGGTTTCACAGGCGATATCTTTATTTCAGGGTTTCCCTGATGAATCATTACCACAACTTGTTACCTCCAACACACGATACATTTACAATAGAGAGGAAAAATTCAAAGTTCCAGTTTTAGGGTTTTGTATCCCTTTAGGTTGGGGTAATCGTCTTACTATCTCCAACGAGATTCCAATAAAAGACTTATTTGCTAATTTCTCGAGTCAATATATTGTAATCTTACAGAGAGGAGTTGACCCATATTCCCCGCTATTAACTAATAAGTTTGGATTGGGACATCTATTTGGTTCGAATAATCCTGATGCGATAACCGTGACCGCTTCAACAAGAGTCAATATACCGATTCAAAAAATTGATTCTAATAGTTCAATTTCTATACAACCATTTACTCAAAACGGACAGAATGAAATTTTCTATCCCTCACATTTTTTTAGGGGTGGAATACAAAACTCTTTGCAATACGGATACCAATGGTCGGCGTTTACAACTTCGAACGTTGGTTATTATAGCTCATTAGATGCCTCCAATCCACACCCAAATATGTGGAGACATGATGTTGGAACGATTTATAGAAATGCTGTGACAACAAATAATTTTGGGAATGCAGCCAATGGGTCTTTCATAGTTGGAGGTATACCTTATAATTTTGACGAGCCGACAGGATTTTATCAGACATCGGAGGATTTGTCAGGAGCTGCATATTATTTTGTTGATGCAGGTAATAGACCTTCAACTACAGACATCACTTATTATACAAACGTATTTTTACCATCTTTTACCGCTAATCCTATGAATATAACCTCTAATGTGAATAACGTTATGAGAACTGATAGGTTACCATCATCTGATATTCTTGATGGTGGAAGTTGGAATTTGAATCCTGCATTATTACAACAAAATTTAGGATTCGCAATTTATGAGATTAATAGTGATGCGTTAGGTTCTTTCAGTGTTGTTGGATATCAAACAGGGGCGGACATACCTACACAAAATCTAGAGGGACAGATTGCTTATGAAAATGTTTTGGACACACTTAGTGTCTGCTCGAAGGTTGTAAGTTTGAGTTGTTATGAGGGAAACAGTACTGGATTCACCGTAAATAAAAATTGCGTTGACACCGATGCTGTTATAAACGGATGTTATCAGTTTGTAAAAAAACCAATGCGAAATATCGCTCAAGACATTAGAAATTTCAACGAGTGGGCATATAGGTTCAGGTTTTTTTATGGATTGTGTAGAGGAGTTTTGTCACAGACTTTTACAAATAATTGGATAAATGGTACACTTTTCGCATATCCAATACAAACCGATGTAACATTTAACTCTTCAAATCGACCGAATCCTCCAGCTATTCCGGGTAGATTAATTTATTATGAATCTGATACACAAAATTTTTATTATAGGAGTAGCCCATTCGTTAGTGGAAGAACACCGACAGAATTTATTGGTGCACCAGCGAATGTGTCTGCACCTCAATATTCTATAAATTATAGAAATTTATTATCACCTACGACTATAATCAATTTGGGAATGAAAGATTATTTCTATAGGGAAATAATTTTAGAACCATCAGTAAACTCTTACATAATGAATAATCTGGCTTCAACAAGCTATTCAGATAATTCTGACATTGTAAATTTATTTGTTCTCTCAAGGATAACCAATGCAGGATTTTTACAACAAATGTTGAACCAAAGAGATTATTCAGTTAATAGTCTTTTCACAAGAAACCCGGCCGTTTCAAGAGTATTTCAACCGAAAAACAGAGTGGATGCAGATTTGGTTCAAATGTTATCTATTAATAATGAGGTTGGTGTAATCCCTTTTAGTCCTGAATATTATCCATTCAATTCTGCAAACCCAAATAACGCGGTTATTGTTCTTCCACAAGGTAACAATAATTCTACGATTGGAATATTTTTCTCATCTTCAACAGAAGATTTACAAGTGAAAGATTTCATTTCACCAGGGGTTATAGATTTCAGATTTAACCCCAATGTCACTGCGGTTACATACAGGTATGGGATAAAATCACAGAAGGTCCCATTTTATCAATGGCAACTTGATGGGAATGTTTCAAACCCATCAATCTTCGGAAATGAAAAAAATAATTGGGCAACAAATTTAGGAGACATTGTTGTGTCTAACTATCAATCTTTAGACAGAAGGAATATCATATCTCCGAACTATTTTTTCCCTAGAATAACAAGTTTAGATGTAAACCAAAGGGGATATATTTTCAACATTGGGACCAATGGAGAATATGATTTCTCAGTATTTTCAGGGATGCCAACACGATTTTTAATCGGAGCCCCCAATCAATTTTATTTTGGGGTAGTTAAAGGAGCTTCAGCGATGGATAAATTCAAAGAAAAATATCTACCGAATGAATAGACTGACTCTCATACCTAGTGAAATTCAGTTTCCCGAAGCTCCAACCGTGGACCAATCGATTCAAATTCCTTTGGAGGGGAAAGCGCAAGTTTTGACGGAATATGATAGAAGTTCCACTATTGAATTAGAGCAGGTTTTTGATGATGAGAGACAGGCTTGCACTGTATACAGACCTACTTTCAAATTAACTTTTATTTATGGGAACACCATTACAGGTACAACGAGCTATCTACCATTTCAATACAACCTGTATTATGTAGGCGCAGTTGAATCAGTTTCAAGTGGAGTATGGAAAGGGTTTCCTCAGTATTATGAATTTGATTTTTTCAGACCGAACATATCCGACCAACATGTCGATTACTTTACGAAAAGTGCATACACATACAATTGGACCTACTATTTTTCATATGCTAGTCAAAACAACGAGAATGAGGTTTTGAACACAACTCTTTGTGCTATCAACAATTGGGTTGCTAAGGATGGAATTCCATTTACGATTCTCAGAGGTCAACAAAATGGTAATAATATTATTTCTTTTCAATGTATTGCACCACATGGGTTGATAGTTGGGGAATTTGCAAAATTGTCTTTTAGTTATAATCAACAAGATACTTTCGAAGTATACTCTTTGGGTAATGGACAGACCGATTCGGAACCATACATATTCAACGTTTATAATTATGGATACACAGGTACGACTTTTGACAATGGAAAAGTGGGAACTTTTAGGAGAGTTATAAATATAAGTAATTCGGCTGAGACTTTATCAAAATATTATATCCGACAACATAAAATTTTGACAAATTTGGACGACTTAATCATGACAAAGGCTGGGTTTGAAAAAAATGTTTTTAACGAAGAAATCAAATTGGAGTTGAGTTCTTTGACCCCCAATAACATTACGAGAGTGTCGAGAAAAACCAGTAGTAATGCCTATTCTGTCAGTTCAGCTTATGATTTGAATTTAGCGGGAGTTTTAGATAATCATAAGAGACCGGTTTCAGAATTATATTTGACAGTTATACACCAAGGTTATTCAGGATATTTTTATGACCCAACAAGAACTATTGGACTGAAGCAAGGATGGACTTTCAATATCACACCTACACCAAATCCTTGGTGGGCTCAAAACAATCTAAGCTCAGACACAGATATTCA